AACATTCTGTCTACAGAAGTTCTCGCTGAAATCAACCGTGAAGTTATTCGTACCATCTATACTGTTGCCGTTCCAGGTGCTCAGTTTGGTACAACAACAGCAGGTTTCTTTGACTTAGATACAGACTCTAACGGCCGTTGGTCAGTTGAGCGTTTCAAAGGTCTAATTTTCCAAATTGAGCGTGATGCTAACGTAATTGCTAAGCAAACTCGTAGAGGAAAAGGTAATGTGTTAATCGTATCGTCTGACGTTGCTTCTGCTATGGCAATGGCTGGTGTATTATCTTATACACCTGCTCTGCAATCAGATTTGCAAGTAGATGACACAGGCAACACATTTGCTGGTTTGTTACACGGTCGTATCAAGGTTTACATTGACCCATACTTCGGTGGCTACACAAGCAACCAAGAACTCGTCACCATCGGTTATAAGGGCTCTAGTCCTTACGATGCTGGTTTGTTCTATTGCCCATACGTTCCACTCCAGATGGTTCGTGCTGTAGACCAGTATACATTCCAACCAAAGATTGGCTTCAAGACACGTTATGGAATGGTATCAAACCCATTCGCAGAAGGTCTAGGCGCTGGCTTGGGTGGTTTGAATGCTCGTACCAACAAATACTATCGTATTTTCGGTGTCAAAAACTTGATGTAATCAAAAAGTCCTCGTTAAGAAGGACATTTAGAGAGACCACTTCGGTGGTCTCTTTTTTTTCGACCTAAATACTTGTATGAATGTATTAAATAGAACCCCCGAAAACACCAATCTACTCCAACCTACAAAGTTTCTAATGACTTTCAGTAGGATACCAGATACGACATGGTTCTGCCAGTCTGTAAACATACCCGGAGTCAGCGTAGGACAGGCCCCAATCAACTTTCCAAGTGTGACTGTATACTCGCCTGGTAACCAAATATTATACAACAATTTTACTATGAATTTTTTGGTGAATGAGAATGCCACATCATGGATTGAACTACATGATTGGTTCCGTTCTTTTGCATCACCAGACGGCACACAAGAACGTAATCTAAAGACTGCATTACAAAATCAATACAATAATATGGCAAGTGATAAACAACAATATTCTGATGCCACATTAACGGTGTTGAGTGCTTTAAACAATCCAATTCTCCGTGTAGAGTTTACCAATATGTTTCCAGTATCTCTATCGGATATCTACTTTGACACAAAACAATCAGCGGATGATGTTATTTCTGCTGATGCTACCTTTGTCTTTGACCAGTTTAAATTCTTACCAGTTTAAGTAACACAAAGTCTTGCCATTTAACATGGCTTGTGTTACAATGTATAATTGGTGTTAAACTATATGAAAATATTATGGAAAATCTAGAACAAGTATTAAAGTATTGGGAAAAAGATGCAGAAATGGACCAGACAGAACCTGGTAAAGAACTGCTTCGTATACCCATTCTACACAACAAATATCTCTCCATTTTAACCAAACACAAGATTGCGGCCAAGAAGGCACACTTTGATTATCTGCGTTTGCGTAAAGTGAAGATTGATTACTACAATGGCAGATTAGGCCAAGATGAATTAGAAACTCGTGGTTGGCAACCATTTCAGTTTGTATTGAAATCAGATATTGGTGCCTACTTAGAAGGCGATGATGATTTGATTAAGATGTTAGAGAAGAAAGTATACCATGAAGAATGTGTGTCTGTCTTAGAATCGGTGATGAATGAACTGAAACAAAGAACTTGGCAGCTTCGTGATTTTATCTCTTGGGAAAAATTCATAGGAGGCCAATAATGTCATTTCTTGTTGCAAATATACCACCAGTTAAGTGTTTTGTTCGTAAAGAGTTTCTTTATAACCACGAAAAAGGTCATGGTGAATTAGAACCTTGTGTATGGATTACTGCCAAGGCAATCAAAGGTCAGGCATTTCGTATTGAATGTATGTTAACCGATTACGGTGCATTGTTTGATAAGTTACCTATCTCAGCATATGTTTGGAAACCTGTAGATGATTATTTGCCTTTAGATAACCTACAAATATGGGACTGTTTATCATATGATATGGCGGTAATTGAAAAATCAAATCTGCGTGGACTTAAAGTAAAATACTTTGGTAAAGACCGAGTGTTTCATTTTGGTAAATACCTTTTTACAATTGATTTTGCGGCACCAGATTTTAATCGTATTGACACTAGTTTTTCAGAAGGTGTGCAAGAACATAAGTCATATAACTTTATTCAACTAGACAATGGCCAGTTTGCCTGTCAACCAAACAATCGTTGCCTGTGGTATGATGTATCACTGGTACCGCCTGTGGTTAAAACACCCGATTTCAAAATACCAACAGAAGTCTATTCAGTAGAAAACATTTCTAAGTGGAGTGTTGGTACACCTGATTCATGGTTCTATAAGTTTGATGAAAAAGAATGAGTGATTTAACCATATCAAAAAAAGATGAAGTGTATGCCAAGATAACTTGTGAGAAACACATCACAAAAGAATTATCAGAGTTCTTTACTTTTTTTGTTCCTGGTTATCAATTTGTTCCAGCCTATCGTAATCGAGTTTGGGATGGAAAAATTCGTATGTTTAATTTACAGACGAATCAAATTTATCTTGGTTTATTACCATACATTGAATTGTTTTGTGAAGAAAGAAAATACCAATTTGATTATGGTGATCCAAGGCCTGATATTGAAGATGAGTATTCGGTCTATCATGCCAAAAAGTTTATTGATTCATTAAACATTCATGCTCGAGGTGAACCAATTGAAATACGAGAACATCAATTAGATGCATACATTCATGCCATGCAGAAACGCCGAGCGTTGTTGGTTTCTCCAACGGCATCTGGCAAATCTCTTATTATCTATCTAATCTTCCGTCAATTACATCAATATCAAAATCTCAAAGGTCTTATCATTGTTCCCACCACATCTTTGGTTGAACAGTTATACTCAGACTTTGGTGATTATAACAATGGTGAAATGACTAATGTTCATCGTATATACCAAGGCAAAGAAAAAGACACCGACAAACCACTCACCATTTCTACATGGCAATCTTTGTATAAACTTCCAAAAGAATACTTTCACCAATTTGATTATATCATTGGTGATGAAGCACATTTATTCAAAGCACAGTCTTTGACCACAATACTTACATCCTGTATCAACGCTAAATATAGGATAGGTCTTACAGGCACATTGGATGGCACTAAAACACACAAACTTGTATTGGAAGGTTTGTTTGGTTCAGTTAAAAAGGTAATCACCACAAGAGAACTAATTGATAAACATCAAGTTTCAGATTTTGAAATTAAATGTTTAGTTCTGAAACATGATGATGAAATGTGCCTACAAATAAAAGATAAAACGTACCAAGAAGAAATACAATATCTAATTGCAAATGAAAATCGTAATAAATTTATTAAGAATCTTGCAGTTAGCTTAGGTAATAATACATTAATATTGTATCAAATGGTTGACAAGCATGGTCAAATACTGTATGATATGATAAGAGAAACCAAGAATATTGGTGATAGAAAAGTGTTCTTTGTCCATGGTGGTGTAGACGCTAATGACAGAGAAGAAATACGAAGAATAATGGAGATTGAAAACGATGCGATTGTTGTTGCTTCTTTTGGTACTTTTAGCACTGGTATCAATATTAGAAACTTGCATAATATCATATTTGCCAGCCCAAGCAAATCAAGAGTGCGAAATCTACAATCAATCGGTCGTGGACTGCGGCAATCAGAAGGAAAAGAAAAAGCCATCCTCTACGACATTGCAGATGATTTAAGATATAAGAAACATATGAATTTTACGTTGAAACATTTTGTTGAACGAGTTAAGATTTATACGGAAGAAAAGTTCCCATTCAAAATATATAAAATAGGACTAAAAAAATGAATACAATAAAAATAGTTCGTTTAAAGAATGGTGAAGATATTATTGGCCAAATTTGTGATTCAGCAAATGGAGATTATGATATTACTGAACCTATGTCGGTATCACTGGTACAAAAAGGTCACGAGAGTGGTTTGGTTATGTCCCATTGGTTGCCAGTTCAACTGATTAAAAAGAATGAAATCAAAATCAATTCTCGTGATGTGCTTACGATGTTTGAACCTAATGATGAATTTGCTGAATACTATACAAATACTGTGGAAAAGATTAATGATTTGTTGAAGGCTAAAAACTTGGCAGATTCAATGACAGATGAAGAAATTGAAGATATTATGGATGCACTAGAGGATGGTGATGGACAAACACTACATTGATTTAAATATTAATCTCATAGGGGAACACCGAGAACTATACACGTTGTCAAGCCCTTTGTCAACAACTTTTACTGGTATATTTTATGGCTAAGCAAAAACATTACATTAATAACGAAGATTTTCTCAAGGCACTCGTTGATTACAAGACAGCTTGTAAACTGGCAAAGAAAGAAAAGAAACCACCTCCAGCAATTCCAAATTACATTGGTGAGTGTTTTATGAAGATAGCAGAGGGTCTATCACATAAACCCAACTTCATTAACTATACCTATCGTGATGAAATGATGTCAGATGGTATTGAGAACTGCTTACAATACTTTGATAACTTTGATCCAGCCAAATCAAAGAATCCATTTGCTTACTTTACTCAAATCATCTATTTTGCCTTTTTACGAAGAATCTCTAAAGAGAAGAAACAACTGTATGTCAAGTATAAGGCTACAGAACAAATGGGTATACTAGATGAATTTGAACTGATGGAGTTTGAAGATGGTACATCCAGACAGTTTGAGTTGTATGATAACATTGCCGAATTTATTGAAACATATGAAGACGCAAGAAAGGTAAAGAAAGACATTGCAACGGCAAAGAAAATAAAAGGGCTTGAAAAGTTTTTAGGAGAATGATATAATGTATAAAGTAACTTATTATCCAACAGAAAAAAAAGATACTGTATTTTTTAAATGGTTTAAAACACTTAAAGAATCAACAGATTTTACAGACACCTTAAAGGTACCAGAAGCGGTGATTGAAATTAAATACTATAATCCTGATGATCCAAATCAACCAAAACCACCTACTATGACGATTTAAAGAATTAACTTTATTATGAAAATTGCAATTATTACCGATCAACATTTCGGTGCGAGAAACGATTCGATTCATTTTTTAGATTATTATGAAAGATTCTATTCTGGCACTTTCTTTCCAACTATTGAAGAACACGGTATTGATACTGTTCTTATTTTAGGTGATACATTTGACCGTAGAAAGTATGTAAACTTCTTTACACTTAAGCGTGCAAGGGAGATGTTCTTTGATAAGTTATATGCCAAAGGTATTCAGGTACATATGTTGGCTGGTAACCATGATACTTATTTTAAAAATACCAATGATGTGAATTCGGTTGATTTGTTATTACAAGAGTATAATAATATCAATGTCATTTCGTCACCACAAACGATTCATTTAAAATATAGTGATGAGAGTTATGATATCTGTATGGTTCCTTGGATTTGTCCAGAGAATTATAATAACAGTTTGGCAGAAATACAAAACACATCAGCTAGCATTTGCATGGGTCACTTTGAGATTGCTGGCTTTGCCATGTATCGTGGTATGCCAAGTCAAGAAGGATTAAGTCGTGAGTTATTTAGAAAGTTTGATTTTACTTTTAGTGGTCACTATCATCATAGGAGTTCAGCTGACGGTATTCACTATCTTGGAAATCCGTATGAACTTACTTGGCAAGATTATAATGACACTAGAGGCTTTCATCTTTTTGACCTTGGCAGCCGTGACCTTACTTTCATAAAGAATTCAAATGTTATGTTCCACAAAATCACTTATGATGATAAAGTGGAATCAATCACCGAGATTACCAATAAAGAATTAAGCAAGTATACCAATACCTATGTTAAAGTGGTGGTAATCAACAAAACAAACCCCTATCTGTTTGACAAGATGATGAACAACCTGTATAATGTAAATCCTGTTGATATTACCATTGCAGAAGATTTTACAGACTTGACAGAAGGTGTAGAAGATGATATGCTGGATCAAGCAGAGGATACCATCACAATTATTAATAAGTTTGTGGATGGTATTCAAGAAGAACACATTGATAATGAAAAGCTAAAAACAGTAATGCGTGAATTATATGTTGAGGCATTGAACCAAGAACAGGCATGATTAAATTTGAAAAAGTCCGTTGGAAGAATTTTCTTTCAACAGGATTAAACTTTACTGAAATCAATCTAACCAAATCACCAAATACACTCATCATTGGCAACAATGGTGCGGGCAAGTCTACAATATTAGATGCTCTGTGTTTCGGCCTTTTTGGTAAACCATTCCGTAAAATTAATAAACCACAGTTACCAAACTCTATCAATCAAGCTGATTGTGTGGTTGAGATTGAATTTTCTATTGGCAAAAAACAATACAAGGTGGTTCGTGGTATCAAACCAAATACATTTGAAGTGTATTGTAATGGCATACTGGTTGACCAAGATGCCAAGGCGAAAGATTATCAAGAACACTTAGAGAAATTTATTCTTAAATTAAATTATAAATCATTTACTCAAGTGGTGATACTTGGTTCGGCTTCGTTTGTTCCATTTATGCAGTTATCACCAGCAGACAGGCGGGCAATCATTGAGGACTTATTAGACATTCAAATCTTTTCGTCAATGAATGGTGTGGTCAAAGAGAAGATGGCTGTCATTAAAGATACCTCTACCAAAAACAAATATGAAATGGATTTAACATCTGAAAAGATTAACTTTCAGAAACAGAGTATTGAAGAACACCGAAAACATAATGATGCCGAGATTGAAAAGAAACAAAAAGATATTACTGATTCGGAAGAACAAGTCAAGAAGTTAAACAAAGACATTAAACTGATTCAAAAACACATTGATGTGTTGAACAGTAAGATTTCGGATCAAATGGCCATGCAGAAAAAAAGTGGCAAACTGGTTCACCTAGAGTCTAAATTAGAATCTCGTCTGAAAAAAATTGAGAAAGAAGTTGGATTCTACCATGATAATAGTGATTGTCCTACTTGCAAACAAAGTATTGAACAAGAATTTAGAGAACAACAAATTATCACATTGAATGAAACTAAAGTTGAAGTCAATGATGCTCTAACAGGTATAGCAAAACAGATTGCTGAAACAAGTGATAGAATCGATGCCATACAAAAAATAATTCAACACATACAATCACACAACAATGAAATAGTCAAACACAACTCTACCATTATAGCCGTGAATAGTTTTATTGGTAAATTACAAAATGAAATTAACGAACTATCTAGTCGTAAAGATAACCTAGAAGAAGAAAACGCCAAGTTAAAAGAACTTAAAACAGAACTGGCGGCGTTGATTATCAAGCAAGAAGAACTGGCATCAGAGAAACAATATTATGAATTTGCCGGCAACCTACTAAAAGATACTGGCATCAAAACCAAGATTATTCGTCAATACTTACCCATCATGAATAAATTGATTAATAAGTATTTGACAGCCATGGATTTCTTTGTGAACTTCAATATCAATGAATCGTTTGAAGAAACAATTAAATCAAGGCACCGTGATGAGTTTAGTTATGCCAACTTCTCAGAAGGTGAGAAGATGCGTATTGACTTGGCACTATTGTTTACATGGCGACAGATTGCCAAATTAAAGAATTCTACCAATACTAATCTGTTAATTCTTGATGAAGTGTTTGATTCATCATTAGATGGTGTTGGTACAGAGGAGTTTTTGAAGTTGATACATGAAATGGGTAATGACACAAACATCTTTGTCATATCTCATAAGGGTGACCAGTTGTTTGATAAATTTAGGTCAATTATTAAATTCAAAAAAATTAATAATTTTAGTCAGGTGGAAAAATGAGCGATACAATTATATTTGATACAGAAGCAGCGGTACAAAACAAACCTTTAATGCAAGAAGTAAAAACCTTTGCATTAGTACCAGAAAATCATCCAGCACTTCATGAGGTTTTACCAGAATTCAATTTTAGTAATCCACCAGTCAGTCCAAATGAGTTTGCATCTACACTAGTAGAAACTTGTAAATTAAACAAAGGTATTGGGTTATCTGCCAATCAATGTGGATTTAAACACAGAGTATTTGTGATGGGTGCTGGTGAAGAATATGTGGCATTCTTTAATCCAAAAGTAGTTAGTATGTCTGATGAAATGGCATTGATGGATGAAGGTTGCCTTTCTTATCCTTTACTTTCATTAAAGATTAGTAGACCAAAAGAGATTATGGTTGAATACCAAGACTTTAATGGTGAACTTAGAAATACCAAACTAGTTGGTATATCTGCTCGTTGTTTTCTCCACGAGCTTGACCATATGAATGGAATCGTGTATACTAGTCGTGTTAAGCCTCTTGCGTTTCAGATGGCTATGAAAAAAAGAGATAAACTCTTTAAGATGTTAGACAAAATGAAAAAAAACTTGAGTAAGATTAAAAAATAATGGCAACTCCTATTAAATATGTAGAAGAGCAATGGCAAGCTTGGCAAGAAAAAAATCCTGATGAAAAATTTGAACACATTGATGAAGAACATATGAAAAAAGTCCTCATTGAGGATTTGACTTATGCTTCACAAATGGATGTTCGTGAATACACTTTATATCAAAAGTGGTGTGAAATTAAAGAGCGGTATCCTGTTCATGAAGTTTCCACATTGTTCGGTGAAGAAATTCAAATGGTATATCCTGAACAAGAAGAAATGATTAATGATGTTAAATCTAAATTCTGGATGCCACAGGAACCTGATGACTTTGAAAAAATAAAACCAGTTATGGTTCTTTCGAATGGGCCTGATGCCGAAAGATGGAATGCCATTCGTACATTCTCATCTACAATGAAAAACAATTCGAATATTGGCCGCAATCTATTCTACATTCTTACCGATGAAGTATCAGGTAAATATCTTGGTGTTATCTGTATCTCCTCAGACTTCCTGGACTTGACTCCGAGAGATAATGCAATCGGATGGTCGAGAGATGTTAAGACACAGCAACACATGATTAATCATACTGCGATTGGATCCACCATCGTTCCCTTACAACCACTAGGTTTTAATTACATGGGTGGTAAACTATTGGCATTGATGTGTTTATCTGATACAGTTCAGAAAGATTGGAAGCGACAGTATGGTGATGTTCTTGCTGGAGTTACCACAACATCATTGTATGGTAAAACAAAAGCCGGCGGACTATCACAGTATGATGGACTTGAACATTGGACACCAATGGGATTCTCATCAGGTTCAGTTGCCTTTGAACCATCAAGAGCAACCAAAAGAATTGTATTTGATTGGATTAAAGAAAATCATACTCGTAAATATTTTGAATGGTGGGAAGCCAAGAACACACAAGGATTACCACTCAAGCGTGACCACAAAAATCGTTCATTAAACTTTGCTTATTCTAAGTTGCAGATACCAAAAGAATTGATTCGTACCGAACATCAGAGAGGTATCTATTTTAGTCCTCTTTATAATAACACTAATGAATTTCTCCGCAAAGAGATTACAGAAGATAAACTGGTAAAATCATTTGATACCAGTGAAGAAGCTTTGGGTAATATTTGGAAAACCAAATATGCCAAAGGTCGTATTAGGCAATTACAGAAAAAGGGTAATGTTTCATATGAAACACTTTTCTATAATGACCTAATCAAAATGTCTTGGGAAGAAACCAAGGCCAAATATTTGCCACAAGTTGGCAGATAAACAAGTATACCACAAATATGCTTGACACACACACATATATAATGTTATGATGTGATTACTTGCAACAAGCAAGGTTATTTTATTAACTTACTATGGAGTTTTATATGAAGAAGCAATTATCAGCCAAACAAAAGATCCTCAATTTTTTGAGTAAATCCGAAGGTTACAACACTTTAACCACAGCACAGGCTCGTGCTCGTTTTGGCATTCAAAATGTATCCGCTCGTATTGACGAGTTACGCCAAGAAGGCTATTGTATCTATACCAACACAGTTCGCCGTGGTGATGGTACTAAGGTTCATGCCTATCGCATGGGTAAACCAACCAAATCTATGGTTCGTGCAGCATTGTCTGCTGGTTATACCTTTAACTAAGCTATCGCTTATCAGGGGAGTTCGTTACTAACGACACTCCCTTTTTTTATTTTCGGAGAACAAATGGAAATTTCAATTAAAAAAGAAGAACTACAACAAAAAAGCCTATTTGTAGCTACACCAATGTATGGTGGCATGAACCATGGACTATACATGAAGGCGTGCCTTGATTTACAGGGGTTATGTTTACAGTATGGTGTGCAGATTAAATTTTCATTTCTTTTCAATGAATCACTAATCACTCGTGCAAGAAACTATTTGGTTGATGAATTCATTCACCGGTCACAATGCACACATATGTTATTTCTAGATTCAGATATCTCATTCAATCCACAAGATGTTATTGCGTTACTCGCACTAGACAAAGATGTCGCTGGTGGTCCTTATCCTAAGAAAGCAATTAAGTGGAAATCAGTCAAGAAAGCATTAGAAAGAAAACCTGATATGGATCCACAGACGCTAGAGAAAGTTACTGGTGATTATGTGTTCAATCCTGTCAAAGGCACCGCACAATTCTCAGTCACATCACCACTAGAAGTATTGGAGATTGGTACTGGCTTTATGATGATTAAACGTGAAGTATTTGCCAAGATGGAAGAAGCATACCCAATGATTCGTTATAAACCAGACCATGTTGGCCAAGCCAATTTTGATGGCACCAGATACATTCATGCTTTCTTTGATACCGTCATTGATACAAAAGATAGTATCGTTGGTGGTGGTTCGGATCGTTACCTATCAGAAGATTATATGTTCTGTCAGATGTGGCGTAAGATTGGTGGCTCAATTTGGTTATGTCCATGGATGAGAACATCACACATTGGTACATATCATTTCCAAGGAGATATGCCTGCTGTGGCCAACTTTGTCGGAGAAATGTAATGAGTGAGGTGAATGGACCATATGGTTACAAGATTGCAGATGAAGTAAAAGCTTCTCAAAATGCAACCTCTGGTGGCCGTAAGTTTGATGGCGGTAAATTACAATATGGTTTAATTCCACCACTAGCACTAAAAGCAACAGTAGAAATTCTTACTTTTGGTGCAGAGAAGTATGAACCTGATAACTGGAAATTTGTTCCTGATTCCAAGCGTAGATATTTTGATGCCATGCAACGGCATTTGTGGGCTTGGAAAGAAGGAGAAATTACTGATCCTGAATCTGGTAAACACCACTTGGCACACGCCATGTGTTGCCTAATGTTTTTGTATGAACATGACGTTAAGTATTCCAAAGAATAACTTGACAATGTATTTAAAACGTAGTATTATAAAGGAACTATTACATAATGGAGAATCAAATGAAATTAACTAAAGACACACTTGATGTATTGAAAAACTTTGCATCAATCAATTCTGGTATGGAGTTTAAAAAAGGTAACACAATTCGTACCATGTCATCTGGCAAAACTGTTCTTGCCAGAGCTACTCTGAAAGATGAGTTTCCACAAGACTTTTGTGTATATGATTTGAACCAGTTTTTATCTGTTCATTCAATGTTTGATAATACAGAAATTGAGTTTGATGATAAGAATGTCATCTTCAAAAGCGGTACTAAGAAGTCTACTAAGTATCGTAAGACAGCCAAAGAAATGATTGTCACGGCACCAGACAAAGAACTAAGTCTGCCGTCTGTTGATATCACTTTCACACTCACTAAAGAAGATTTTGCTGACTTGTTAAAGAGTTCTTCAATTCTTCAATCACCACATATTGCTGTTGAATCACAAGGTGATAAGATTGTTTTGACAACTTACAATGCCAAAGATGATTCCGCACACACCAATTCTATTGAAGTTGGTGATGGCAATGGCCAAAAGTTTAAGATGGTGTTTTTGACTGACAATCTTAAAATGATTCCTGGTGGTTATGATGTTGAAATCTCTGCAAAAGGATTGGCAACATTTAAAAACAAGTCTGTTGATATTCAATATTGGGTTGCAACAGAATCTAAAGAATCTAAATTTGAAGGATAATTATGTTAGTGTATTTTACAGATGCAACCAATCAACAAAAAGTTGCCATTAATCCTAAATTTGTTGTAGTGGTATTTGTTTTACCTGATGGTGAAATGAAAGGTAAAACAGTTGTTGGATTAACTACTGGTAATATTGTTGTAGAAGAATCACAAATTGATGTTGTTGGGGTCTTACAAGGACAAATTGAGTAGTATTTTAGTTGTATATTTTATTATGAGGTATGTGAAATGGAACATTTATTATGGGTCGAGAAGTATCGACCAGCTAGAATAGAAGATTGTATTCTTCCAGATGGCATCAAGGAAACTTTTCAGGAGTTCGTCAAGAGAAAAGAGATACCAAATCTTCTTTTATCTGGTACAGCAGGTGTTGGAAAAACAACAGTTGCTAAAGCATTGTGTAATGAGGTTGGTTGCGATTATATTATCATCAATGGCTCTGATGAGTCTGGCATTGATGTACTTCGCAATAAAATTAAAAACTATGCTTCATCAGTTTCTCTTATGGGTGGCCGTAAAGTTATCATC